ATGAATAAACAAAAAACAATTTATACGGTATCTGCACCTGTGGGTTCCGGCAAAACAAAATCAATGACGAAGTATGTTGCTCGTCTTATCAAGAAGACAAACAAGCGCGTTGTCATTGCAATGCCTACAAAGATTCTAATTGAACAGGAACGCAGCGACCTAATTGAATCCGAACCTTATGTAATTCATTCCGGCTCTAAAGGCGCATTCGATAGCGCAATTTCCGCTTTTAAAAGTGCATTATTGGATGCCGAAAAACGGATTATCATCACCACCCACGCCACCTTGTTTTCAGGCATAAACTTCGCGAAAAACGGCGATTTCGAATTGATTATCGATGAAATATTCGATGTTGAAAACTTCCATTCGATTCCTTTGTCACACAACAAATCGATACTAACTGACAATCTTTTGACACCGACCTTTGCAGACGGCGAATATAGCAGGGTGATCCCAAATCCAGACAGAAAGTCGGATTGGTCTAAAATGATCAATCACAAAGGTGACGCAGTAGCTAAAATATTCGCGCCCCTGTTCGCGGACGCCAATAGTCCGGTAAAAGAAGTGGTACTAAAAACGGCTGATGTTATCGCATTCAATAAGCGCGACAATAAACTTAAGACGTTCACTGCCACTACCTTCGTCCTGCCGGAGATTGTTAAATTGTGGCCTCACGTCACCATTATGGGCGCGTCGGTTGAAAACTCGATGATGTTTCATATCTGGCAACTGCACGGCACGGCGTTCGAACCCCATCCATATATTAAGTCTCCAAAGACCGCTCATACGGCTCAGGACGGCGACCGGGTTGAAATCGCCTACCTGTTCGATGACAACTGGTCGATTGGAGCCTATGAAAACTACAAAGGCGGGTCCGAGAAGCTGCTTGCAATTATCGGCACCATCTTGGATCAACATTTCGGTTCCAAGTACCTATTGTCGCTCAATAGCTCTATCGACACGCCTGCATATCGGCGGTACTTCGATCACGGCGAAACCATCGAAACTATCTCGCACGGGTTAAACATTTTCCGTGAAGAGACGAACGCCGCCTTCCTGACTGCGTTGAACTACTCGGATTTGCAGATAGCGAACCTTGATGGGATTTACGGTTTCGATCAGGCGAAAGTCCATATGTGCCGCACAGTTGAAGTTGCCTACCAGTTCTTTGGCCGCACCAATATCAGAGTGGCGGATTCGGATCGACAATGTCGATTTGTCGTAGCTGACAAGCGGACAGCCGAAGCGGTAGCAGGAATTTTCCAGTCTTCGAACATCGTCAAAATTGACCACGACATCGTTCTGCGTGCAAAGAAGCACAAAGCGGCTCCTAAGACCGTGCAGGAACGTAGCGCTCAAAAATACGAAATCGATAAAATCGAAAAGCCACTTCTAAGGCTATTCAAGAGGACACCACGCCTTCACTTCGGTCACGGCCAAGGTCGCTCAGACACAAAGCCGGTAGCGATGACGGAAAGCGTGAAAGGCTTTTTCCGGTGGCTCGATGGCAAGCGTAATTTCCTACCTGCCTCCAAGCACCAGTCGCCGTATTTGACGCCTTCAGTTACCCGTAGCGACGAAACCCGCCAGAACCCGAACATTCTCGCTATCGACATTGATGCGACGACTATAGCCCCGCAGGACGCATTAGACGCCATCGGTTACACGGCGGGTATCTATAACACCTACTCGTGCGATTTCTCAGCCACAGGCGTCTATCGCTATCGCATCATCATTCCGATGACGCACTCGGTTCCCGGTGATTTTGCCAAGTGGGTTATCCGAAACATAGCTACTAAACTGGCTGCTATCGATACCACCATCGATGTCGATAAATTGTCGAGTAAGGACATTTACTACCTGCCTTGCCGCCCTGTAAGCGGTCAGAAGGTCGATTATTTCCGCCACGTCGATACCAGCAAGCCTGTTCTCGATCCGACCACATTGACTCGCCGATGGGCCAAGGCCGAATACAAAGCCCTACAGGCTCAGCCGATCACAGCGCCGGTTATCACCGCCCTACCCGCTCCTTCGAGTTTGAAGCCGTGGCAAGCCGCTATACGTCGTCAAAAGCACGAAGAAATCATTCAGACCGGTCTCGCTAATTTCGGCTCCGGCGCTCCAGGTACCGGCAACAAGCGGTTCAACGCCTTCGCTCAGTACCTCGCAGCCACCTCGGATATCGATGTCACGGAGCTTTCAACCTACCTACAGGCCACATACCAGTATTTCGGATCGGATATGGCCGACCGAAAGCGCCAAGCCACGGCACTATTAACCGACCACCACATTCAACAAATTATTTCAAAAAGAGGATTTTAAGATGATACAGGACTTAGTCGATAACTATGGCGCAACTTTATATCGCACCGACAAAGATACCCATTATGTAGAATTAGATACCGACCTAAGCGGAAAATATCCTGATTTGATACGTGCACACGAATACGCATTTATCAACGATGAAGGCGAGATTGAAGCCTATGTCACATCCGCTAAAGGTATCCCGGCGAATCCACAAAATTATGACGGATGGTGGCATATCTTCGGTGACGAAAATCATTACAAGTACCACTACACGCCGACCGATGATGACACCTTGTGGATCACGATGACAGGAACGGAAGAGGAAATTTTCGAAGACCTTTATACAAATGGTGTCGAATATGAGTGGGATGTTGATAGCCCAATGAACCTATTTCCTCATCTGAAGCCACGTCTTTTCGAAATTGAACAACATCCCGGTAAAGTCATTGTGCATTATGATCTTACCAATAAGTACGATGAACAGCAGGCCATATACCGTCTACTACTCAAAGTATCTAACAACGTTGTAAATCTCGGAAACGGCGCTTTACAAATAAACTATTAAATCGAAAAACATCATCTGAAATGATATAATATCTCCTAATAATCGGAGGGATTTCTCGTGGAAGACGAAATAGACTACTTAGTGCGAACGCAACGAAATGAATATAATTGGTGGCCCGATTACGTATACCGCCACCAGATTGATCCATCTAAAGCAGAACACACGCGATACCACAACATCATTCGGAGCGGGTTTAGCCTGAACCAATCATATACCCCGGCAATCTTCGCCTTTGTCCGTAGGCACGGTACCTACGTCGCCAGTGCGGTATACCTAACGCCATTCCTCATTTCCGAATTACCTGCTGATACCGATTTGGAAACTGTCCACGATTACGTGCGAACGGAATTGAAGAAATTATTATGGGTTCGTCGTCGCGACAATCGCGACATCACCGACGCCGAAATAAATATAGCAATTGAATGGTTACGCCGAGTTGACTGCGCCAAGCACCAGAGCGATGTGATTGATCGTAACGGAGGATTTTAAATGATCGAAAAAGCATACCCTTGGATCGCAATGTATTTGTTATTGGCGATTTTTTATAAAATCGAGCCTGAACCGCTTTCAACCGTCTGGCCAGTCCTCGTCGCCGTAGGCGGTATGATGGCAATATCATTCTTACGCGTTATTCGCGGCAAATAAAAAAGGGGGCTTCTAGCCCCCTTTTTGTTATGCGTTCTTTGGTTTCCTGCCTCTTCTTTTGACAACCACTCCCTCGTCATCGCTGCCATCGCCATTCAAAGCCGATTTCAGGATTTGAGCGCGGGTGGCATCGTGGCGCAGTACAAGGCTTTCAGCATCGGTAAGGCGCTCAATAAGAGAAGCCTCGTCCGCAGGATTGAACTCCATTTTGCCGTTGATCAGGATTGGTGGTTTTCCAATCTGGAGGATGTATCCACCTTCAGGGTTACGTTTAAACCAGCTGCGGCCAGAGAGTTTGGTATCACTGGTAAGCGTTTTCGCTTTTTTCATTTGCAATTTCAATTGCCGTAAAAACTCTACAATTGCTGGCGGCTCTTTCGGCTTTGGCTTAACCGCAATTTCCTCGAAACGGGCAAGAATTTTTTCAATATCGACTGTGGTCATTTCACTTCTCCGTTTCACATCAATGGTGCCACGTAAATCATAAATAAGTTTACAGTCAATTCGATTTTAAAAAATGAAAATGATCAGATACGATATACCTAACTTCATCGTCCGAAACGAAATGAGTGATTACGTTGCATCTCATCCAGCAATGTCACGCGACGAGGCAATCACCGAATGGATGGTGACAAAATACAAGGCGTGGATAGAGACGCATATCAACCCGGTTGTTGATTTTGTTGCCAATATCGAGCCGACATATTTTGATGTGACTTTTGCAGATGTAGCTGACGCAAACACGTTCCTGTCAACGATGGGAGGTCGCGAATACTAATGTCTGAAAGAGAACGAAAACCACGCGATCCTGAGAGTAAGTCACCTTACTACGATCCCGTAGCAATTGATAATCGCCGTAGTCCCGAAAATCTTGAACGGCTTAAAGCGCAAGGGTTTCAAAAGGGACATCAGCATTATGGTGGCCGAAAGCCCGTACCCGCGATTTTAAAACAGCGCCTTGGTGATATGGCGGATGATGCAGCCGATGTCCTTTTTGATCTGATGCATAACTCCGAAAAAGACGCCGTGCGCCTTGCCGCAGTGCAATTGATAATCAGTCCGTTCGTTTCGAAAGCCGCTCGAAAGATCGAGGTGTCACACGAGCATTCGGTCTCCGACCTACTGCGATCCGTCAATGACCAACTGGCTGGTCACAAGTCAGCGATGATTGATGTCACTCCGGTCGACGAAGAAGACGACGATGACAACACCGATGACGACTGGCACTGACGCCGACCCCAATAAGAATAAGAAAATGAATGACATTATCCTCTCCTACATCTCGTATATTACCTCCACCCATTTCGCGTCTGGTGCGGCGGGTGCCGTAGTTAGATATGCGACCAGCAAAGACAAAAACCTCAAAGAAAACATCGCTGGTGGTATCGCCGGTGCATTGACTGCCAGTTACGTCACGCCACTGATTACGTCGATCTTATCAATCGATGAATCGAGTAGATCGGCATCCGGCATCGCATTCGTTCTCGGTCTCATCGGCCTTTATCTAACCGAAGCGTTAGTACGCATCATCGCAAACTACTCAAAACATCCAGTCATACCGACTGCAATCTCGCTCGAAGGGATTGCCACCGCGATCAACGTATCTGCGGAATTATCTAATAATAACAATAATAAGCAAGATAATGAAGACGACAACAACAGAACTGACGGAAAGTCAGCGCAATAAGCAAAAAGCATCTGAATTAGAGCAACTGATTACCCTATTTCGCAATGATATTCGGTTGTTTGCTAAGCAGATTTTTGGAACCGATCTCAGAGAAAAACAACTCGAGTTCGCAAATGCCGTTCGCGACAACAAAGCAGTTACGATGCGCGGCGGAGTGGGTTACGGCAAGACACATATCACCGCTATTCTCGTTTGGTGGTGTTTGATCTGCCATAACAGAGTCAAAGTCTCGATATTCGGCCCGAGCGAACCTAACATCAAGGCAACCATCTGGAACGAAATCGATATTTTGTACCAGCGTATGCATCCTGTTTTTAAGCAGGCTTTTTCAATGAACGCAAAATCTGCATATCGAAATTCCGCAGAGTCCGATTGTTTCGCAGAATACCGCCTCGCTTCAAAGGAGAATGTGTCGGCGGCACGCGGCATTCACGCGGACAATAACTTTGTTTTTGTCGATGAAGCGGATGGTCTTGACGACATAATTTACACAGACGCGTTGATGAATGTCCTCATCAATCCGGCCGAAAATGCCAAACTTGTACTGATTAGCAACCCTTCACGAGCATCAGGATTTTTCTGGCAAACCCATAACGATCCGAATGTCTCGTGGGAATGGACACAGGTACACGGTTCAGTTCTCGACATTCCAGAGATTACGGACGAACACTTTGCAACCTACGAGCGTCGTTACGGTGGTAAAGACTCCCGCCAGTATCGAGTTATGGTTCTTGGCGAATTCCCTGAAGACAGCGCCGAGGGTCTCATCCCCCGCGCCCTCGTGGATATTGCCGTCAGTCAAACCGATATCATACCGACACCAACGGAGCCGTATGTTTGGGGTTTAGACCCTGCTGGCGATGGTCAGGACCGCTCCGTCCTATGCATCCGCCAAGGCCGGATGGTTCACAAATTCGAAGAATTTAACAATCTCGACTCCGTCCAGCTCGCTTACAAAGTCAGAGATATCTATCAGGCCACTCCCGCCAACCAACGTCCAGCCGTTATCGCCGTTGACAGTATCGGCGTAGGTTATGGCGTCTATTCGACTCTCAAAGAGTTTGGCCTGCCGGTTAAAGACATCAAGGTCAGCAATAAACCAACAAGACAGCCCGAACGATACCGTAATTTACGCGACCAGATTTGGTGGGAGACCAAAGAATGGTTTGCGACCGAAGACGTGCAAATCCCTAACCACGAGACATTAATCGCGGAATTGACTTCGATCCAATATAATACCGATAGCGGTAAAATATGCATCGAGGCGAAGAAAGATTTGAAGAAGCGAATGAAAGGCAAATCACCTGACTTTGCCGACGCGCTATGTCTCACGTTTGCAGTGAGCGCCACGAGATACGCTAGTAAATATGGATTTAGCAAACCTCTGACGTACACCAACTTGGCCGCGTATGAATAATGCCACCGCATAAATACTGATATTAATATCGGTATAAGCGACCACGATGGCGAACAAAAATAATAATAAGATATCGCGTGACGATATCGCGTCTCTAATTGGCAAAAAACTATCAACGGCAACTGCCTTTGCAACCAGTCAACTACAGCAGCAGTACGAGCGTAATCTCAAACAATATCTTCGTCAGCCAATGCCGGGTGACGACAAGATACGTGGCCGCAGTAAATTCGTATCAAGCGATGTGCAGGAGCGCGTGGGTTGGGCTGTTGCGCAGATACTTAGAGTTTTGGACGGCCAGAAGAGTGTTGTTTATTTCGAGCCTAAAACCGCTACACCCTATGATTTACAGATCGCCAAACAACAGAATGTTGTCATCAATCATATCCTCAGAGAGAGAAATAGCCACGTTTCCTTGCTAACGCCGTGGGTTCAAAACGCGTGCTTATTCGGCCTTGGCGTTATGTACGTGGACCTTGCAGCAACCCGTAAGGAGAGCCTTCCCAAATTAATGAAGGCCGTCACCGACGACCAGCTAGTCCAGATGGTACAGGATGAGAAAGACGGTAAAATCGTAATTGTCGAGGCCGGTGAAGAATACCGCAACGAAATTGACCCGCAGCTAATAGCGGGGTTAGCCGCTCAAATGGGTCTACCTATTGATCCGTCACAAATCGACTTGGCGTCTCTCCCTGAAGCGATCAAAGACCAGATTATACCAGTCGTACGCGACATCAAAATTCGCACGATTTCGACCAATCCAGAATTCACCTTCAAGGCGCTGCCTGTAGAGGATTTTATTGTTAGTTCGGATGCCGATATCGACGTGCAGACAGGCGGCATCAGCGCCGACATCCAAGGCCACCGTACCTATGTTTCCAAATACGAGTTGCTGGAGCGTGGTTATGACGCCGAGCTGATCGATAAAATCCCCTATGCGGGCAGTAAGACTGATGGCGTGGCAACGGTTCGAGAGAACACCACGACCGGCCAGAACAATCGGCCAGGCTCAGAAGTCGAAGTCTACGAGATTTTTACAAAATGCAAAATCGATGACAACACCGCGAGGCCGTATCGTATCACCGTAGCCGGCAGTACCTCCGCGCCCGTGGTACTCGGCTGGACAGAGGTGACGTGCACCTATCCGTATGCACCGTTTGTACCGTTTCCGTTGGCGAACACCCTCTTCGGTCAAGGCATTGCTGATCGCGTCGGTAACGAGCAAGACCTGATTTCCAAAATCCAGCGAGCGATCCTTGATAACCTGCATATGCACGTCGATCCGATCAAGGTTATCAACCCCGAGGTAACATCGGTTGACGATATCCTGTCGATCCACCCCGGCAAGGTGATCCGCAGCGAAGACCCGAGCGGCGGCATTTCTTATAACCAGCCACAGTTTGCGGGTATGAGCGCGTTGCCGATTGTCGATCAGATGAAGTCCAATATGGATTACGTCACGGGTGTCGGTGGGCAGATGGTGTCTGTCGATCCAGCCGATCTACAGCGTGTCGCAGCAGGTGCTAATGCACAACGTGCCAATGCTCAGCAAATCCTGATAGAGCAGGTATGTCGCCATATGGCGGATACGGGATACCGCTATCTGGTCCGCATCATTATCGATTTATGCGTGCAGCATCCCGATTTGGCTGAGCAATATATCCAGCGTCTCTCCGATCAGTACGTGCCGTTCGCCATCGATGACTGGTCGAGCGAAATGGATGTAACCACCACGATATCGTTTGGAAGTATGGACCGCGATTATCGAATGTCCATCCTGCAATCTACGTTACAGAGTCAGATGCAGGCAATACAGTCAGGCATCGCAGGGCCAGCACAAATTTATAAAACCCTTGTAGAAATTGCCGAAACCGCCGGTCTACAGGGTGCCGAAGCCTATTACATCGATCCGGCAACACTCCCACCAGCGCCGCCTCCCCCGCCTCCAATCGATCCTAATAAGTCATTGGCTGACGCTGAAATTCTTAAGGCGCAGCTCAAGGCACAGGCCGATGAAAAAGAGCGTGAATTCGAGGCTTACAAGTTGCGTGTCGAAGATGATTTCCGTCGTGATGAATTGGCCCAAAAACTCGTCATTGAACAGACCGAAATCGCAGCCAAGTACGGTGCGCAAATCGATATTGCGCGTCTGGAAATGGAACAGGCGCGTGATCGTAAAGACATCGAGTGGGCGATTGAACGCCAACGCCTTGAAACCGAACGTCAATCTCAAATCCAAGAACAAAAACAGATGGATATAGCGCAGCGCGACAAAATGCTTGCCGAAGTACAAACACAGCAGCAGCAGTCTGTAGCACCGCAAATGCCACCACAGTCACCGATGGGAATGTAAAATGAAATCAATGAAACGAGAAGAAGTCACCGAACGCGCACAACAGGCAAAACGTCTGCTCGATAACGATGATTTCGGCGCGATTATCGGCTGCATTAAATCGGATATTTTTGATTCATTTTGCGGCACGAATGTCCTCGATACCGAACGTCGTGAGGAAATTCATAAGGTTTCATATGCCGTGGACTTATTTCGTAAAAAAATAGAATCATATATTTCGGCAGAAAAACTCGCAATGTCTGCCGATAATCAACCACAATAATTCGATTTCTTGATTCCGATAAATAAAAATAACAACAACCTTTACGGGATCAAAAACTATGACCGAAATTACCAATACCCCTGACAATGGGACTGGTATGAGCATCGAAGATGCTGCTCAACATATTGCAACTATGTGGGACTCCGTTGACGACAACGAAACAACCGACACTGTAATTGATGACGACAATAATACGTCCGAAACGACCGATGAAATTGTGAACGATCACCCGGAAACGGAATCTGAAACAACGGAAGAAGTTGAAGAAGACACGAGCGAAGAGACCTCCTCCGCAATCACCGACGACACCAAAATCAAACTCGATGATGGTTCGGAATTATCCATTGGTGAAATTAAGAAGGGCTATCTACGCCAAGCGGATTACACCAAGAAAACGCAGGAACTCGCTGCCGAAAAAGCACAACTCGGCACGATGGAACAGGCAAAGGTAGAAATCCGAAACCAGAGTTTAAATGAAATTGGGAAAATCAAGCATCAGCTTGCCACCCACTGGAAGTATGACTTTGACATTAACTGGCAGCAACTTGCCGCTGACGATCCTTACGAATATGCCCAAAAGAAAGAACAGGCAGCAACGTTCGAAAGTCAGGTGCAGCAGTTAGCTCAGCTTGAAACTGCCTTGAAGCAGGAAAACGAGCGAATTGAACGCGAAGCCTTCGTTGCCAATCAGCAGCGTGCGCGAGAAGAAATCGTGCAGAAGTTTCCTGAGTTTGGCAACAAAGAGACCGCGACACCCATCCTCAAAGGTATGACCAAGTACCTATCGGATAATGGTTTTTCGAAGGACGAAATCGAGGGCATTGCGGATAGTCGCGTGTTGTCGATCCTCTATAGCGCGTACAAGGCACAGACCACTGCGCAGGCAGTACCTGCCGCTAAAGCCGCTATCGCTGACAAGCCCAAGATTAGCAAGCCAGTTAATAGACCACACGGAAATACAGCATCCGTATCTGCCGCAAAAGCGTTCGAAGCATCGGGTTCGATTGAAGACGCCGCCGCATATATCGGATCGCTATCTAGACGATAATCATCAATAACAATAACGGAGAAGCCACAAATGGCCACATTAATATCAAGTCAGATCGTCAACAAGGCGGAAGATCTAAGCGCCGTCATACACAAGGTGAACGAACACGAAACGCCGTTTTACACATCGATTGCTAAAACGTCCGCCAAGAACACTTACCACGAATTCCTCTCTCGTGAACTTGCGCCCGCCAACAAAAACAACGCCGCAGCCGAAGGTGCCGACGCCGGTGCAGCTACCGCGTCGCTCGTAGATCGAAAGGGTAACTGGACACAGATTTTCACCTCTGTCGCACAGGTATCCGGTACACTCGAAAACGGTATTGACCCTATCGGATATAGCTCCGAGGTCAGCGAACAAAAGGCTGTCAAAACCGTCGAAATTAAGAACGATATCGAAGCCGCAATACTATCTGGTAACGGTTCGGTGGGCTCTGGCGTCCGTAAGTTAGCTGGCGCAGAGGCTTGGATTTCCACAAATGCCAACCACGGCGCTGGAGGCGCAACACCCGGATTTTCGAATGGTCTCGTAGGCTCGGTTACTGACGGCACGACCCGACCGTTGACGGAAGGTATGTTCCTCGATCTTGCCGAAGACCTTGTGAAATCTGGCGGCAAGGCGCGTAACGTAATGGTGCCGCACGGTCTCAAGACGGCCTTTGCAAAGTTTTCCGGTAACGCCGACAAATATCAGGTCGCGAACAAAGAAGGCACCATCTACAACGATGTCGGTGTCTATGTTTCGCCCCACGGTACTTTCAAGGTCTTGTCGAACTCTTTTATGAGCGAAACGACCGTTATCGCTTACGATCCGAGCCTCTGGAAAGTTGCGGAACTACGTAAACTCACTGCAACACCGCTTGCTAAGACCGGTGACTCCGAACGTTGGCAGTTACTGACCGAATTGACTCTTGCGTGTTACAACGAGAAGGGCAATGGCAAGATTGCAGACGTAACGGCTGCATAATCAACAAAACAAAATTAGATTACAAACTTCGGCGGGGTAATACCCGCCTTTTTTCGTGCATCGATAAATACCAATAACAATAATAATAATAACGGTACTTTATATGGATCGAAGATACACCGCACCTCCCATTGGTAACGTAGTTGGCCGAGAAACTCTCGTTTGGTGTGATGACAACGACAAACGAGTAACATTCACACGGTGTGGCGATGAAATATACGTCCGTACCGAGTGGAAGAATGTTGCCGCAGTCCTCAAACGAAATGCAGAGTTAGCAGCGGATTTTTCGCGAAACCAGAAACTTGGTGAAATCGTTCAAGTCGCAAATATACCCGAAGGACTGTATTATCAATGGGCTGACGAAGGAATTGTTGATGATGAGGAATACCTCAATCGCCGTCTAAATGATGCGGAATTTGCTAAACTTCGCACAAATAATTTGGTGCTCTGATGATCGGCACCTATCAACAACTCGTCACCGCAGTGCAAGATTATTCGCTCAGATCAGATGCTCCGATTGATTTGTTCATTCGATTGGCTGAATCCGATATTTCTCCATACCTCATCCATTATCGTGCAGAAACCGAAGCCACAATCAACATCAATAGCAGCGGTGTTATCGCACTGCCAAATGACCACATCAAAACACGCGCAATCGCGGTTGATGGAATTACGCCCACTCCGGTCGGTATTTTCGATAACGCAATTTATCCCGACCAGATCACCTATTATAAATCCGGCAATCAATTAAATTTCCGGTCGGTCAATCCGATGAGCAAAGCGACTGTCGCATATTATGCGCGTGTCCCTGCCCTTACATCGACCGCCAATAGCAACTGGTTGTTGACCTACTATCCGTCCGTATATCTCTACGGCGTCCTGTCCCGACTTTACAAATGGGCAAAGGATGCAGAGGCCGAAGCCGACGCCAAAGCCTCGATGATGGAAGCCATTAACGCACTTCTTGAAGACCACAAGCAAGGCACGACTGTTACCAATCCAATCCAGCGAGAGGTGACGCAGTGGTAATAGATATACCTTTACCGCACTGGCGACCTGACGCTGCGGACATCAGCAATCCCGGCTTGAAAACGGCGAATAATGTCGCACCGTCGATGGGTAATGCACAAGGCACCGTCACGTATCTCCCACTAAAAGCGGCTGCGTTATACGCATCTACTGCGCTCGATACCCCCGCTCGTGGATTAATGATAGGAGCCGATAGTCTCGGTAATGCCCGCGTGTACTGCGGTACATCGGCGCGACTAAATCTCTTCGATCCAGCGACCAACACTTGGCTGAATAAATCTCGTCCTGCTGGCTACACAACGACTGAGCAGGAGCGGTGGAATGCGATCCAGTATTCTGCCTCGATCATCACGACCAACTACAGCGATAACATCCAGTATATTAATATGGATGACAACGGCAATTTTGCCGATTTAACGACACTCGTACGTGCAAGGTATATCGTCAGTCATCGTGGTTTTGTCGTCGTCGCAAATACGTTGGATGCTTTCGATGGAGCACAGCCGAGCCGGGTTAGATGGAGCGCCATTAATAATCCATTTGATTGGAGTTTTAGCCAAGCCACTCAGTCCGACTATCAGGACTTGCGAAACGTCGGCGCGGTGACCGGCCTCGTCGCAGATGAAGACATCTGGATATTTTGCGAGAACGCCATTGTGCGGCAGCACTATATCGGGACGCCGTGGATTTTCGAATTTTCGACGGTCGTTGAAGGTCGTGGTTGCTCTGTACCATCATCCATTATTACCGTTGATGGCATCACCTATTTTTACGCAGGCGACGGCTTCTACTCCTTCCGATCAGGTCAGATTTCACCGATTGGCGCGGGCAAGGTAGACCGGCATTTTAGCGATGACGCCGATACATCCGCTTGGCATTTGATGACTGTCGTGGCCGATCCCACCGAGCCGTTGATCATATGGACATACGCGAGCAAAGCCGCGACGAACTCGCAACCAGACAAGAGCATCATCTACAATTACGTGACCGGCGAATGGTCACAGGCCGACGCTCGATCTGCATATCTTTACCAATCACAATCTCTGCCTTGGACAATTGACGGTCTCAATGCGTACGGCTCGATTGACAATGTACCAGCCTCATTCGATTCCAACATTTGGAGCGGCGGCAACGAAGTTGTTTGGGGCCTAGACGTTTCCGGCAAGGTCTACACTCTGAGCGGTCCTGTAATGACCGCGACCATAGAAACCGCTGAAATGCAGGTTTCAGCAAGTCTTGAAGACGCCAAGCACGACCGCGCTACAATAACTGCTGTTAGGCCGGTCTATCAATCCGATGGTACTGCGCAGATTACGATTGGTAGTAAGCAACTGCCAAATGAGGGCCTCAACTGGAGTAGCGCCTACCCTACAACCGTCGCTACCGGTTACGCATATGTCCGATCACAGGCACGCTACCATTCGATCCGTGTAACGGTTTCTGGAAATTGGAACAAAATATCCGCCATACAAGTGGACGCGGTAGCTGCGGGAGGTCGCTGATGACGACCATTAATCCCATTTCCAATATCGATGATAAGAGCAATCTGCGCTCCATTATCAATCAAACAATACGACAGGTATCCGATGTTTCAGGATCAATTACCGTAACCACCAGCGGCACCATAACGATTCAAAATCCTAAGATTTTTTCAGGCACGGTTGTCGTTTTATCGCCGCGCAATGCAGCAGCATCCAGTGCAACATATTACGTATCATCAGTTTCCGAAGGTTCCGCGTCAGTCGTTGTAACCGGCACTGGAGTTTTTGATTATCAGTTATGCGGAGTGCGCTGATGATCCGACGAATTGATGATGCTCAGGATGCAATCGAAACCTACGGTAAATTCCGCGACAAAATCTTGCACGTTATTGACATCGCAAATGACGGCACGACCGAGACTGAAATCCTGCAATTACTCGATAATCGCGAAGCCGTAATGTGGGTCCATAATGACTCCATCGCGATAGTGCAGATCATTATCGATCTTACAGATGGTAGTCGATGGTGCCTTGTGCGCATCGCATCCGGCGATCTTTCCGACATCCTAGCGGGCAATTCGGCCATCGCTGAGTGGGCAAAATCCCACGGCGCTATCGGCGTCTGTTTGATCGGACGTAAGGGCTGGATCCGCGTTCTGGCTCCGCTCGGTTTCGCCTCTCAAAAATACATAAATACTACAAAACAAGAAGAAGGCAGGGTCTACCTGCTCACGAGATTTTTCGATGGCATCATCCCCAAAAACGACGACCCAGACGACCCAGACTGAGCCTTGGAGCGGCGCTAAACCGTACCTCCAATCGGTATACGCACAATACGATACAGCGCTCCAGCAGGGCAAGCCACAGGTATGGCAAGGTCCGACCGTCGCGGGCCAATCTGCCGAGACAACTCAAGCGCAGCAGATGGCGTCGAACGTTGCGAACAACGCCACCAACAATGCAATGTTGGGTAATGCCGCGACCGCGACCAACAACCTGATACAGACCGGTGGTGCAAACCAGCAAGCCAATCATACATATAGCAACTTGATGGGTGGCCTTAATCTAGGTGCAGACCCATCGGCAGGTGGTCTGGCGTCTCTAATCGGACAGGTTCAAAATGGCCAGAACCCGACCAACAATATCTACAGCAACATAGCCAACGGCAACAATCCCGGCGTGGGTGCATCGCAATCCGTTTTTGGAGTGGCGCAGGGTGCAAACCCTACGGATACTAACCTTGCTGCAACGGCATCCGGTGCGAACATCGGTAATAACCCGTATTTGCAGCAGTCGATTGCATCTAATCAGCAGTCCATCGCGGATATGCTCAAGAACAGCACCCTACCCACTCTATCGGGACAGGCCGCTGCACTTGGTCGAAATGGCTCAGGCGCGTTTGCTTCGCAGATTAATAGCGCAACTGATACCGCCGCAAACCAGATGGCCAAAGTTGCCACCGATATGTATGCCAACCAGTACAACACCGACGTTAATTCGATGTTGCAGGCCAATAATCAGTTGTCGAACAACCATAATCAAGGCGTCAATAATCAGATATCGGCAGCTAATAACCTCGGTAATGCATACGCGCAAAATGCAAATACGCAGATGGCGGGTGCACAAGGTCTTGGCAATAATTATCAGCAGTCGATTAGCAACTTATCGTCGTTACTCGGCCAGCAATCCACTGCATATAATCAGGGTGTTTCGAACAACCTGAACAATGCAAACCTTGCTCTTAATGCCGCTAATGCGGGTACGGCTGCAAATCAGAACGCGGCTAATACGCAGCTACAAGCAGCACAAGGTGCGGGCAATATCTACCAAAATAGCCTGCTTCCGGCTGAGACTATTGGCCAGATTGGTGGAGCTAAGGATGCCTATAATCAGCAAATCCTAAACGGCCAGATCGCGCAGTGGGATGCACAGCAGCAAGGCCCGCTTATCCAGTTGAGCAATTTTGCGAATATTCTCAACGGCGGTGGATACAACAGCCAATCATCGCAAACGACACAGCCCGGTAACTCGGCAATGTCCAATATACTCGGGCTTGGATCGTTATTTGCAGGGTTCCTGTCGGACCGCCGCACCAAGGAAAACATCATCCGCATCGGCAAAAGCCCGAATGGTTGGGATATGTACTCCTACAATTACATCGACGATAACGAAATTTATGTCGGCCCAATGGCGCAGGAAATTGAAGAAATCAGACCTGACCTCGTTACCGAAATTGACGGCTACAAGTGGGTGCACCCATCGGCGTTTGGCGATCTAAATAATAACAATAATAACGTGAGCATAAATTAAATGGCATCAGTATGGGATTGGCTAAGTGACCGTGCCGACCGGACATTCAACGGCACCATCTCAGCCGACGAACGAAGAAAACGAGAAAGAGAAGAAGCCGAAGCCGCTGAACGTCAGCGATTGATCGAAGCGCAACGCTTGGCCGATCTCGAAGCACAACAGGCCGGTTATATCGATGATGCATATGCTGCAGATCAATATCGCAAGCAGCAGGATCAGGCACGAACGAACACGGCTTCCGCTATCGAGATTGGTCGCCAGAACGTCGCTGCTGGCCCTTCATCGGCTCAATATCAAACAAATCAACCCGCACGATATGTGGCGGATAAGAAGGCACGTCTTACGTCCGATCCCTTTCTTGTCGTGGAAGATGAGCAGGTCGACCCTACACCGTCGCCTATGGCTTACGTCCTGACTGGCGAGACCTATTCCGACCCGTCACAAACACCTTCGGTAAAACCAGAATCCAAGTCTAATGCTTTTTGGGATTTTCTCGGCCTGCAGGATCAAGAAGACCGCAAGCGTTGGAGCAACGGTATGTTGCGTGCCGGTGGCGCTATCCTTGGTGCAGGTACACCGGATTGGGCAGAGGCCCTTGGCAAAGGTGTTGGGGCCTATGCCAAGGCGGGCGATGATTATGATAAGGCGGCGCAGGACCGCACCCTCATCGATCAGAAACGACGTGCGAATGAAATAGCACTTGCTGAAGGCGAAAAATCAAAATCCGTACAGGCACTGACCTGCCACTGCGAATTTCCTCCAGAATGGATTAGAGTCCGGCCCATTAAAGGACGGACGCATGAAGAAGCAGCGATTTACGGAAGAGCAGATTATTGCGGTGTTGAAGGAGCAGGAGGCTGGCGCGAAGGTGGCCGACCTTTGCCGCAGGCATGGAATTTCAGAAGCAACGTTTTACAACTGGAAAGCCAAATACGGCGGCATGGAGGTCTCTGAGGCGAAGCGGCTGAAGGCGCTTGAGGACGAGAACGCCAGGCTGAAGAAGCTGCTCGCCGAACAGATGCTTGATGCGGCCGCACTCCGCGAGCTTCTCCAAAAAAAATGGTAGGGCCCGCCGCCAAGCGTGAAGCCGTCACGCACCTGAAGACCGTCATGGGGCTTTCGGAACGGCGGGCCTGCCAGATCATATCTGCCGATCGCAAGACGATCCGTTACCGGTCGAACCGACCGGTGGAGACCGAGTTGCGAGCAAGGCTGCGCGAGTTGGCTAATGAGCGACGGCGTTTCGGCTACCGTCGACTGTTCGTCCTGCTTCGGCGGGAGGGAGAGCCGTCGGGCGTCAATCGCATCTATCGGCTGTATCGCGAGGAAGGGCTTTCAGTACGCAAGCGGAAGGCCCGACGCCGTGCTGTCGGCACGCGTGCTCCGATCCTGGTCGAAGCGAAGGCAAACGCCCGCTGGTCGCTGGATTTCGTCCACGACCAGTTCGCCTGCGGACGGAGGTTTCGGGTGCTCAACATCGTCGATGATGTGACGCGTGAATGCCTGGCAGCAATTCCAGACACCTCAATCTCCGGCCGCCGTGTCGCACGGGAGCTGACGATGCTGATCGAACGACGCCGCAAGCCCGGAATGATTGTCTCCGATAACGGCACCGAACTCACCTCGAATGCCATCCTTGCCTGGTCGAAGGATCACAAGGTCGAGTGGCATTACATCGCGCCGGGAAAGCCCATGCAAAACGGCTATGTCGAGAGCTTCAACGGGCGAATGCGTGACGAATTGCTCAACGAAAGCCTGTTCTTCGGCCTCGATCATGCCCGAAGCGCCATCGCTGAATGGGCCGAAGATTACAACAATTTCCGGCCGCACTCATCGCTCGGATATCAGACCCCGGCCGACTATGCCGGGTCCATCGCCGCAACCGGCTCCAACGCTGCGCAAAATGAAAGCTTCGCGTTTCCGCCGGTTGCTCACACCGCGCCACTTGGCGTATTCAAAACCGCCGGGGCTCTAATCGCCACTGGATGA